GTCGCCGGAGCCAGCAGTCTTGGAGATGCCTGCAGCGACCAGGAAGTTTTTGTATACCGTGATGACGTTGCACTTGTAAGCCGTGGGCCAACCAGGCATGTCGACCATTGCCGTCAAAGCGGTATCAGTCCACTGCGGATTGTCGACGCCGCCATTGTTCGTCAGGATGAACCACTCGCCCAACTGAACCGCACACCATTCTGTCGCGCTAATGTCGAGCGATGCCGCTGGAGAGATAACCGTCTTCGAGCCGCCAAGGGTCACGAACTCAACCTTAATCGTGTCTGGCGTACCAGACACCAGGGAAACAACAACCCAGCCATCACCACTCGCTCTCCAGAAAGGGTGAGCAAACAGAAAGGTCTCTCCGGCAACGTCAGACAAGTACTCATTCGCGTTGCCGTATGAGCGCAGAGATTGATCCTCGATGCGACAGGATCGCGCAGACCGGACTCCCTGGGCCGGTATATCAGAGTTCAGGATGTCCTTTATCTGACCAGCGAGTCCGATCTGGCGAAGAGGAATGGTCTTATTCATGGGAACACAATCCAGATCATTTCTGCGGTCACGTCAGCAAACCCGTTGTCGAGAGTGAAGCCGTCTGCATCAAGCGAAAGCAGCTGGCCCACAGTCTTAACAGCCCAGCTTGAGCCGTTCCATTGGCTGACGCTCCAAAGCTGATTTTGGAATCCACTACTCGCAGTGTTGCTGGTGAATGACGTGCCTGACCAGGAACAAACGCCTCCGCTGTATGTCGTCTGCGGCGCAAACCCCATCGACAGGTTCATCTCGCCGGTATCAGGAATATTCACTACGCAGACGATCAGGCTGGGTTCATACCCCACCCCTGTGACTGCCGTGTTTCCTGCGCCCGTAGGGACCGTCAGTCGACCCATTTTGGGTGACTTCATGGTAGGCAAGCCTAAAGCTTCAAGCGCAGCGATACGCCCCTCAAATCCGTTCAGCAGCTCGTCAGTGATCGACATCGCTGAACTGAACCCATTCGGGAATGTCTGCTTGATCGCCTTCTTGATCGCTCTCATGTGATCGTCAGCCTGTGACGCAGGATCACTGGCTGGCGGCTGGGTAGCGTCCAGGTCTTCGATGTAATTCGCAGGATCTAAAGCCATTATTCAAATGCCATCCAAGTTATGTCGATGTCCCACAGACCCAGCGACTCGTTGACCGTGAAGCCATCAGAGTCGAGCGACACAATCGTCACCCTGGCTGCAGAGGTCTCGTTCGACCCATACATGTCGAGCAGGTAGGACGCGCTTTGATAAGTTCGATCTCCCGCATAAGTGTCGTCAGAAGTGCCTGACAGGCTGTACTGGTTGGTGCCGTCTGTGAAACCAATCGAGTAGTTCGCGGAGAGCGTTGCCAAAACAGTGTCATCGCCTGCAGCCATCGCAACCAGCAGCGTAGGCTGGAACCCCAGCCCAGTTACACTGTAGTTGCCAGCAGAGGTGTTGATCGACAACCTGCCGCTGGCAACGCCCTGCTGAGTAAACGCGCCCAGCGTTCCCTCCAGGGCTGCGATTCTTGCCTCGAATCCGTTAAGACCATCCGGCCCTTCAGTCACCGCGCCGTTCACATTCGGGAACGTCTGCTGCAGCGCCTTCTTGATTGCTCTCAAATGAGACGCAGCATCAACTACCCTGTCCTGAAAAGTTGGGTCGTTCGGGTTCAGACCGTCGATGTATTCAGCGTTATTCAGTCCCATTATGGAAACGCCACCCAGTTAACTTGCATGTCTTTAGTCTTCTTGTTGATAGAGAAATCAAATCCGTCGCTGCCTACGCTATCAATCGACAACACATCACTGGTGTTACCAGAATTTGCGTACTGAACAAAAGCGAAGGAAACCAGGTTTCTGCTTTCAGCGAAGTTAGAGGCAGGGTTTGCGCTAAAGCTTGTCGGGTAGCCGTTGTCATGGTCCTCATGCCAGGCTGCAAACGAAAAGCCACTCTCCCCCGGACCAGCATCACCGGAACCCCAGATCCAGATCATCTTTGGCTGGAAGCCAACGCCAGATACTGTGATGGTCCCGCTACTCACTCCAGTTGTATCCACTCTGCCAGCGACGGGAGAGACCTGCGCCAACGAGAGACCCTCAAGTGCGGTCAGCCGCGCATCCCAGCCATCGATCTGATCTGACGTGGCAGTTACCGGCTCATCGTAGAGATCGCCACCAGTGCCAGGGAACGTCGCTTTCAAGAATGACTTGATGAGCCGAAGGTGATCGTCCAGCTCTGTTGCGGCCGCATTGTCAGCAGGGTTCGTGATATCAAAGTCAGAAATGTATGTCCCAGACTCAGTCGCCATATGCATTTCTCACTGAGATATTCGACCCAGAGTATTCCTGGTCGAAGGTTCGCTCATTGATCGTCTGCAGCGTGTCGTCATACAACGCCTTCCAAGTGCCAATACGATTGTCCTCGTTGAGGTACGGCGCGGCCATCAGAAGCGAACCCCAAACATACAGATCAGGGTAAGCAGTCAGCACGGCATTCGTTGCCACGTCACTGGTAACGTCACTCGACAAATCTGCGTAGTAGTACAGGTTAATGTCGTAGGTGTCGTCGGGTGGTGGGTGGAAGATCCACTTGGTGTCGATACGTGAAAATGCGGAAGGCTCACCGTTACCAGGCTGGTTCTTCAGCCTGGATCTCAGCTCAATATCAGAGACGCTCTCCATCGGCTTGTCGTTAACCAGGATGTACCGCAGCGCCTTGTAGTCTGCAGGCAGAGCGTACTCGTTAGCAGGCAACGTGCCGGATGCAAGCTTCTCGTTTTCCTGGCACTGCAGGACGCGAAAAAGGCGCTTCTGCGCCATATCAATAAAGTTGGGGATCTGCGCCGTGAGGTCAGACCGGTCGTAAAGGTAAGCAGCTATTTCAGCCTTGAGCGTACCTATGTCTGTCACTGTAGCCATTCATCACCCCGCCATAATGATCTGGGAAGACTTCTTCTTCTTCGCCAGGAATGCTGGCATTTCTGATTGAAGATGAGAGATGAACTTCTGCTTGCAGTTGTCCTCGTCCCTCGCCCACTGGTCCATCGTGTAGCCGTTGTTCTTCAGCCAGTCAGTCAGCACCAGCATGGGGATAGAACCGACATACCGCATGTCGTTGCGGTTGCCTGTCTTCGGAGCAGAGTTGACCTTCTCGTCAAGGAACTTAACGTGGTCGAGAACTGGCTTCATGTCCTGCCGCTCGGTGCGGTAGTGCTGACCGTCCTCTGATGCAAATCCCCGGCAGTATTCACCGAGAACCTTAGTCATTCGCTTGTGTGTTGCCATCGTCCCTCCGGTCAAGAAAAAGAAAGGGGGGAGGTTAAAATAATGAGACTTGAAGCGATTCAAACTCACAACGCTCTTTATCTAAATGGTCATTGTTTAAGAATGTTTTTAAACGATGGCAGTTAGCACAAAGCGTTTGCAAATTGCTTGGATCATTGTTGGCTTTATTCCCGTCTATGTGATCAACGTCTAGTTGGCACTTGTTAACAGGGACAAAACCGCACAGATCACAGTCATCACCCTTGAAGATAACCCAAGGTGTTTTCCGACAGGCAGTACATTTCTTGTGCCACCTGCCGTGACCCTTGGAATCTGCGGGCTTGCCGCAATCTATGCAATCAGGCCTCATTTATCTACTCCTCCCCCAAGGGGGCTGCTGGCTTAGGTCAAGCCACTCGGGATCTTGTCCAGCATTGCGTGTGCCTTCGTGTTCAGAACAGCGAAGGTAGACTCTCGGAGAATCTGACGTACATCAGAGTCACCAGTCTTTGCAATCGGCCAGTCTGCAGTAGGTCGCAGTACCGGCGTTGCCAGGTAGTTGAAGTCCAGAAGCAGGTAACACTCTTGAGTGCTGTCCATGTTTCTGTCCAGAACCACCGTCAGCTCACCGTAGAAGCTCACGTACAGGTCGATGACATTGACCAGCTGGCGCTGGTTCTGAATGTCACGCTGACGACCGGTCGCGTAAGCAAATGAGCTGATGTACTGGGCGCTCGTTGGCGACGTGAAGAGGTAGTTGGGGTTACCGCCTTCGTTGTACGTTGCCAGGTGAACTTCCAGCAGGATCGTTTCCAGATCCGCAATCGTCGTGATAGCAGTACCACCAGTCAGCCGGTTGGTTGTCGCGTAAGTGATCACGCTTGAGTCCAACTGGTTGTGGAGTGATGCCATCTGACGAGCCACAGACGCTGAACCCGCAGTAGCACTCTGACGAGTACCACCTGGCGCGCCTACAATCGCCAGCTCTTCGTCGTTGGCAAGCTCGCCATAACGAAGCTCAAGCTGGTACGCCATTTCAGAGTCGCGTCCGTACTTGTCAACGGATTCCAGGGTGCCGGTGATCTCAGCAGCCTTTGTCATGATCTGACAATAGTTGTTGAGTTCCGTTACTGCCGCAGAGCTGTCTGCCGGTGCTGCTGCACCTTCAACCGCACGGTTTGCACCAGCGGATTGCAGGACGTCCTGGGTCCATTCGTGGAGCTTACCCGTCGCACGAATTGTCTTGGACATCGATGCTACGGGGTTGTCGACAGGGGAGATGATATAGATCTCGTCCTGTACGTCTTCTTTCTGTCGAAGCTGGGTATAACTTTCAAATGCTGCCATGAGGATAATCTCCTACTTGCGGCCCCGCCTCTCACGCTCAAGCTTCATTCTGAAGTATTCGCGTGTCGCGTCACGATCACCAGGGTTCTCCCTGTGAGTCCTCTCAGCGTTCGTGAACCTTCCATTTGATCCACGCTCCCGTTGAGCAGGGTTCCGTGACGAGTTTGGTCGGGAACCTCTTTTGCGAATTCGTTGGACGCTGGCCTGGGGGTCTCTTGCGGCAAACTCTCGGTAGATCATCCGTATGACACGGTGGTCCGTGATTTCACCAAACTCCTCCGGCGAGTAGTCCAACTCCGTTGTCGCAAATTCCGCTAACTGGCCGTACAGCTCGTTGCCCCAGTTCGGGATCGTGCTTTTCAAGATGTCCCGGCTTAGTTCGGCCTCTGCCGTCTTCTGCCTTTCGAGCATCTCCTGGGCGGTATCAACAAACTGTTGATGCTGGCCCAGAGCGCGGTCCTTCAGTGCGACAGCATTACGATACTCAGTGACTCTCTTCTGGTACGTTGCAGGATCGAGTGTTGACTGTAGCTGCTGCCAGTTTACGTTTTCCCACTTCGCCAGATACTGGTTCGCGTTATTAACGTAGGTGGCAAGCACCTGCTGGTTCAACGCTGCGTCCTGCTCAAGCTGCTTTCGCTGTGTCGCTAGAACTTGCGTTTTGCGGGTGTAATCTCTCTGCATCTCTTGTCTGAGATGCTCTGCCTCTTCGGCTTGAGCTTTCCAATGGGCTGCGTCCTCACTCAGCTCATCACCCTCGGAATCTTCGTCTTGGAGATCCACTCCGTCAGCATCGTCTTCAAATTCGGAGTCCTCGTTGTATTCGAGGTCGTCATCATCATCGATGAGCGGTTGATGGGCGTCCTGGTCTTCTCTCCTGGTTTCCAGGTCGACTTGATCTGGCACTTCCGGCGGTTGATCTTCAATGATGCCGCGTTCTTCGGCGAGTGCTTGTCGCTTCCGTTCTTGGAAGCTGGGTGCAGAGTCCGATTGGTTATTCTGCGGATTCGGTAAAGTCATTGTACTCTCCTCTTATTGACGTTCAACCGTTTACTCAAAGTTCGCGTTCATTTCTTCACGCTTTACTGTTTCCTCATCCAGTGCCTGGGCTTCTTGAATCATCGCCGCCATCTTCAATGACACTGCTGACAGAGCGCAGGCTTTCCAATAAAGCCCCTCTCTCTTCTGCTGTTCGTGTGGTTCGCTTTCCAACCACTCGTCCTGTATGTTCTGTATCACGCTCTGGTGCGCTATCCCGTACACTGGGGACATCAGCAGGTTCGCTGCGTCGATCCCCCTCTGGATCAATTCCTCTTTGCTTGGCGGCAACTCGCTGAAGATGACTCTTGGCGAATTCCCGTTTTTTGGCTTCTTTGTATCCTGGCTCACGCTCCGCTCTCCTCTGTAGCTGACGTTTGATTACTGGATTCTCGACCGCTTCTGCGTCTGGCAGAGCCGACCGCTTCTTTGGTATGCCAGCCAGCACCCTGGTCTGGTGTCTGGGCTTGGCGAATCGTTTCACGCTAACCAATGGTTGCTCCTCTCTTCTGGCTACGTTCGATATCGATCTCTTGCTGACCCTTCTCGATCTCCCAGGCGAGCTTCTCGTCATCTCGGATGTTGTCAGCGATGATGTTCCTGGCGTCCATGTCTGCCCTGGCCTTCTGGATCTGAAGCTCTGACCACTGCCTGCCGTCCTCTGACTGCCTGATCCAGTGATTGAACTGCATGTCCGTCATCTGCATCTCCATCTGCTTCTGCTGCATTACCTGCTGCATCTGCATCTGCATTTGCATCTGCTGCTGCTGGGCCTGCATCTGCTGCGCCTGGAACTGCTGCTTCTTCTGGTACTCTGGTGAGTCAGGACGGAGCAGGTAAGCTGAACTGTCTGGCACACCCAGGCAATCATAGATCTCATCCAGCAGGGCATGCTTTTGTGCGTACCCGAAACCCATCTTCAGGTCTGGGTCCATCATCTGGAACTGATAGAGGCCTATGAGAGCCTTGGCGTGTCTCTCGCACTCGTCTGGTGTCAGTGCGACAGAGATCTCCATGTCCATGTCCATGTCCGGCCACTTGGCTGGCTCAAGGATCTGGTACTTGCCGGCGACCTCTGCCTTATGGGTTCGCTTATCGTTACGCACACCCAGCTTGTAGACGTACTGACAGAGCGGAATCATGAACGTCTGAGCGAAGTCCCTGGCGGCTCTCATGACGCGCCTCTGGCCGCTCGACGTGAGCTTCTCGATCATGTCTGCAGCGTTCTGGTTGCTGATCGCGTCCATGTTCATGCCCTTCGACAGGGACGACATGCCAGAACGTGACTCCTTGTCCAGGTTCAGCATCTGGATAACGGACAAGGTAAGGGGCGACAGCTCGGGTGTCGCAAGGGGCGTAATCGAGCCAGGCCGACGGGTCCACACTGTGCCACCAATGTTGTTGTCGATCAGCTCTCTGGGATTCTTCACCGCGCCAATGGTCGCCTCGTACCTGGTGGTGTTTCTCATCTGCTGGTTGTCGATGATGAGCCGCTTGAGGGTAGACTGAACCTTCTGCGTCTGGACCGTCAGGTCAGCGTCTGCCATGCCATTCTCTGCGTGGCTGATCTTGTACTCAGTCCACTCAAAGACGGGCATCTCAGGCACCTCTTTGATCATCGGCTCGTCGTTCTCGTACCGCAGGATCTCTTTGCTGGTCCAGCAGATCTTGAACAGCCCGTACTGGCTCTCGCCCCCCAGGTCATCGTCGTAATCTGCCAGGTCCAACCAGGCAAAGGTCCGGTAGACACTCACCAGCTCCTGGTTGTCTGCCCTCTTGTGCTGCTGGCGACGGGTCCAGGACCGGTCATGCGCCTTACGAGAGCTGTCTTCCTCTTCCTGACGGAACCGGTAGTCGGTCGTCAAAGAATCAACCTGATCCTCGCTCACTCCCATCTTCAGGAGGTCGCCACGGGCGATATCTTCCCTGTAGGTGAACCATTGGCCGTCTCGGACGTAAGTCGCTGAGGGGTCTCTGAATGCGTTCTCAGGGGGTATCAGATAAAGGTCCGTGTGAGACGAATCGAAGCTGACAGTCATGGGGCCAGATGACACTGGGCCAGATTCATCCTGACCCGTCACCTGGAGCTGGGTCACGTCAACATTTATGATCTCGCCATGATCCCGGCTCATCTGCTCAAGGATCTTCATGACCGTCATCTGATTGGCGTCTTTCAGCTCAATGACAACGTCGTCAGTGTCTTCTTTCCAATCAGCAACGACCGTCATCTTCTTGGCGACGAATGCATCGTGCCAGCCGTCTCTGAACAGCTCATGGACGCTATTGAACTTCAGCTGCCTCTCAACGTAGGCAGTCTTGGCGTCTGCGTCTTGCTTGTCCTCGCCCTTGAATCGGACCACACGTCGACCAGAGAAGAACGTCTCCGCGAAGAGAGCCTTCTTTGATTCGACCGAGTCGATAACGTCGGGCGAGATGTACTGGCTGCGACCATCAACCTCATTCCCAAGAGGCTGCAGAGAGTAGTAGCGGTAGTTAATCTCCCGCTGCTCTCCTACCTCAAATGAAGCGGCCTCACTCTCGGTGAGCATCGCCTCCAGTGCTTTGACAAGCCTATCCATGATCTACCTCAGTTAGACGACTGGAGTTTCCGGTGCCGGTTCCTCGGCTGCTGGCTCCTCGGCTGCTGGTTCCTCAGCGGCA